TAAGATCTTTGACGAAACCGCTGTTGTTGGTGTTCAAGAGTTTGCTTCTCGTCTGCAATCAGGGCTTGTTCCTAACTTTGCTAGGTGGGCAGACTTAACGGCTGGCTCAGAAATACCTAAAGACCAAAGGGATGCAGTTAATAACGACCTTGATGAAGTTACTGACTATGTGTTCGAGGTGTTGCAGAACTCAAATTTCTCACAGGAAGTACACGAATCCTTTATGGATTTAGCTGTTGGTACTGGTGTATTGGTTTGCGAAGAGGGGGATTCAGTTAATCCCGTTAACTTCTCCGCCATTCCTTTGCCTCATGTTGTTCTTGATACTGGCCCTGATGATAAGATCGACCATGTATTCCGTGAGCGTAAAGGGATAAAGTTTGGTCAAATAAACATTCTCTATCCAAAAGCTAAGATGTCTCCTGACTTAATGAACCAAGTTCAGAACTCACCTGAGAAGACAACTACTATCCTTGAAATAGTTTGCCGTGATTACAGCAAAATAAATGAAGAGGCTTACGTTAGTTATGCAATCTGTATGACTACAAAAAGCGTAGTCCACTCTAAAGAAATGAAGGGCGTTGGATCTAACCCATTCATATGTTTCCGCTGGTCTAAGTGTGCTGGTGAAGTTTATGGTCGTGGCCCTTTGATTAATGCCCTATCTGCAATCAAGACAACAAACCTTACGATAGAACTAATCCTTGAAAATGCTCAGATGGCTATCTCTGGCATCTATCAGATGGAAGATGATGGAGTAATTAACCCGGATACTATTAACTTGGTTCCCGGCACAATTATTCCAAAGGCGATGGGCTCAAGCGGATTACAGCCTATTCAAGCCGCTGGCAGTTTTGATGTGGCCCAATTAATTCTTTCGGACATGCGGTTGAATATTAAGCGGGCTCTCTACAACGACATGCTTGGCAACCCTGACCGAACACCAGCGTCTGCGACTGAGGTTGCTGAACGTATGGCTGATCTGTCTCGCCGTGTGGGTTCAGCGTTTGGTAGATTGCAAGCAGAGCTTGTGCAGCCAGTATTGCAGCGCGTCATTTATATCCTTAAAAAACAAGGACGTATAGATATACCCACTGTTAACGGGCGCGAGGTGAAGGTTAAGTCTGTTTCGCCTCTCGCACAGGCGCAGTCAAATGCAGACATTACATCCGTTTCTCGCTTTATGGAGCTTGCTCAATCAGCGTTTGGACCTGAGCTTACTCAAGTATTAGTCAACTCAGAAGAGACCGCTGCATACCTTGCGAAAAAATTTGGTGTACCTGACACCTTGATTCGTGACGAATCAGAGCGTAGAGAAATAGTTGCAATGATGCAGCAAATGTCACAGCAGCAACAAGCTGCACCAGAGGCTGCACCACAACCGTTGGAGTAGCTTTTGGAAAAAGCCAAGATCAACGTGGGCGTAGATGGTATTCAGCGCCCACAGGCAAAAGACAGAGAGATCAGCCTTAATGTTGCTGAAGTATTTAGCAAGCCAGCAGGCAAGGCTGTCCTTCAATACCTTCGGTCTATAACTATTGAAATGGTTAATGGGCCACACGTTTCAACAGAAGAACTTCGACACTTAGAAGGCCAGCGTTATATCGTTGGCCTTATTGAGTCTCGTATAAACCATTCCCATAAGGTGAAAAACAATGTCTGAAGAAAACACACTTCTCGATACTGAAGCCACTACTGAAGCACCAGTAGAGGATCAGGTAGAAACTACAGAGCAAAGCGCAGAAGCAGATGCTGCGGAGCAATTGCTTGCTGGTAAATACAAGACAGCAGAAGATTTAGAGAGTGCTTATAAAAGCCTTGAGTCAAAGATTGGCGAAAAAGAAGACGCCATTCGTGAACGGCTAAAAGAAGAAATGAGTCAGCCCAAAGAGGGAGTGCCTTTAAGTGCTGGTGAATATGAGCTGCCTGACTTTGTAGACGAGTCAGAAGCTGTAGGTAACGAAGCACTAAAGAGTTGGTCAGAGCATTGCTTTGAGAACGGTTACAGCAACGAAGAGTTCCAAAAGGGCTTAGAGCTGTACATGAATTCAATGCCACAAGAGCCAGATCTTGAAAAAGAGGCCAGCAATCTTGGTGACAACGCAACTGCTCGGATTGAATCCGCGTCATTGTTTGCAAATAAGTTCTTCCCAGAAGAAGCTATGCCAGCAATTGAGCGTATGTGTGAAGGCGCGGATGGGATTATTGCGCTTGAGGCAATCATGGCGGCAATGAAAGAGCCAGCAATGGGTGCGCCCACTGGAACCGCAGATGCAATTAGTGAGGCATCGTTGAATGAGATGATGCGTGACGAGCGTTATTGGAACCCACGGACAAGGGATGATAACTTTGTTAAGCAAGTAGACTCTGGCTTTAAGAAACTTTATGGCTGAAATCAAAGTCTTAACTAGAGGTAAGTATTATCTTACTCCATTTTCTGAGGCGCATGTTGAAGAACTGTGCGCCTCACTATCTGCTGAAAGCAAACATGAGTTAGCTTGCTTAGGCTACTCTACTGTTACTGAGGCACTTGAAGACATTATAGATCAGTCTGAGTGCTATGTAGCAAAGTCAGAGGGCGGCCCTATTATCTGCATAAGCGGATTATTTATAGGATCGAGCATACAATGCCCTCAAATGTTTACAATGTTTACGGATGAAGTGCGCACAAACTTTCAGGTAATGGCGCGTGGCTCTAAAATGTTAGTAAACTTCTTCGATCAAACATATCCATCTATGCGTATGTCTATACTTAGCGACTTTACAAGTATGTTAGATTGGGCTGCGTGGCTTGGGTTTGCAGTTAAGGGAACTGTAACCTACAATAAAAACACATATATTGAATTTGTGCGTTGCAATCCTAAACAAAAGGATGTTTCACATAAACCATCAAGGCCCGTAATGCACTGAGAAGCCCGAAAGGATACCTTCAATGACGATGTTGAGCGGATACCCAAGATGCAAAACTAAATGAACTCTAACAAAGGACTGTTCAAATGGCTAACACAATTGACGTAGCATTTATCAAACAGTTTGAAACCGATGTGCATCTTGCCTATCAGCGCATGGGTTCCAAACTTCGCAATACAATTCGCACCACAAACACTTCTGCTTCTGTTTCTCGCTTTCAGAAGATTGGTACAGGTGCAGCTTCCACTAAGTCACGCAATGGTAACGTGAGCACTATGGAACTGGCGCACACCACAGTTGAAGCAACAATGGCTGACTTCTACGCTGCTGAGTATATTGATAAGCTCGATGAACTGAAGATCAATATCAACGAGCGTCAAGCTGTTGCTGAATCTGCGGCTTCTGCATTGGGTCGCAAGACTGATGAAATCATCATCACTGCAATGGATGCGGGTGCAAACACTACTCAAATCGCTGATACAACTGGCGCATTGGGTAAAGCTGACTTGCTTACATTGTTCCAAACTTTTGGCGCAGCCGACATTCCAGAAGATGGGCAGCGTTATCTTGCTATGTCCCCTGCTGGTTTTGCTGACTTGTTCAACATTAACGAGTTTGCTTCTTCGGACTATGTAGGTCCACAGCAACTTCCGTTTGCTGGCGGCATGACAATGAAAGAATTCTTGGGCTTCAAGATCTTCTCAACGTCTGCTGTAGCTGGTGGCAAAAACTTTGCTTACCACATGCGGGCTGTTGGCTTGGGTGTTAACTCTGACGTTAAGACTGAAGTTAACTATGTACCTGAGAAAGTCGCACACCTTGCCACATCAATGATGTCAATGGGTTCTGTTGTCATTGATGACAATGGCGTCTACGAGGTTCTCGACAATAACTAAGTTGATTGGGGGAGCTAGTCTCCCCCTTTCTTGCAGCTTGGAGCACTTACATGGCCGTACTAAGTACATCTGCTAATACCCCAATTGACGTATCAAGTAGGGCTCTCATCTTAATCGGTGCAGACCCTATTACTTCTTTTGAGGATGGGACAAGTGAGGCTCTTATTGCTGCAAATATGTATGAAGACATTGCACGATCAGCATTGGTAAATTGCCGCTGGCGGTTTGCAACGAATCAATCTGTATTGAATAGATTAAGCGAAGCGCCTACAGGGCGTTACACTGCTGCATATCAAGCGCCTTCTGACTCGCTTATGTTTCATGCAGTGACAGTTAATGACTTTAACATTGAATACCAAACCTACGGGGACAAGATATATTGCGATACAGACACAACATCTGAAGTCGTTCTTGACCACACGTTTAGGGCTAGTGAGCAAAACTGGCCTTCATATTTTGTAGTGGCTGTACAGTATGAGCTTGCGTCAGTGTTTGCCGCAGCCCTAGCGCAAGACGCTTCGTTAGCGCAGCTAATGGGACAGCAAGCACAGATGGCAATGATGAAAGCCAGAACGCTTGACTCACAACAGCAAACAACTCGCAAGCTATCTACATCAAGGTTTATTGCTGAAAGGCGCAGTTAATGCAGAAGGTTCGTGTTCC